CAAGAACTGTTTTCTGGTAGTGAGCTTTCAGAAGAAGCTCAAACTCGTGTACTTACGATTTTTGAAGCAACTATCAATAATCGCGCTACCCTCATTGAAGCTGAACTCGAAGAGGCCTTTGCTGCTGAACTTGAAGAGCAAGTAGCTGCTTCTGTTTCTACACTTCATGAGCAAGTAGAACAGTATATGGACTACGTTACTGAGAAGTGGCTTGAAGCCAACGAAGTAGCACTTCGAAATAACATTAAAGTTGATGTTACAGAGAACTTCATCGACGGTCTAAAAAATCTTTTCTCAGAATCTTACGTAGATGTTCCTGAAGAAAAGAGTGACCTGGTTGAAGATCTAGTAGCTGTAGTTAACTCTCTTGAAGAAGCACTTGAAGCAGTTGAAGCTGAAAACGTTCAACTAAATAACGTTATGGCTGAAGCAACCCAAGAACTTGCATTTGATGAAGTTTCTGAAGGATTGGTACAAACACAATCTGAAAAACTGCGTCAATTGTCTGAAGGAATTGAGTATGGAAGCATTGATGAATATGTTGAAAAATTGAAGATCATTAAAGAACAGTATTTCACTGAGTCTGCAAAAGAGGAAGGACATACTGGTCTAATTAATGAAGAAGTTTCAGTTGGTTCTAATGATCAAGCTGAAGATAGTCCGTCTTATGTCTCTGAAGATGTTCGACATTATGTCCAGGCTATATCTAAAACTAACCGAAAATAACTTTTTTATAAATATAGATAAGTATATCCAAATAAAAATAGGAGCAACAAATGAATTTAAAAGAAGAAATTCAATCTAAGTGGGCCCCAGTGATTTCGCATCCGGATCTTCCAGAAATTACTGACTCACATCGTCGTTCTGTAACGGCTATGGTTCTTGAGAACACTGAAAAGGCACTTCGCGAGAATGCTGCTATCGGTGCTAATCAATCCATGTTGAACGAAGAGCCAACCAACGCTGTAACAAGCCAAGGTATGGGTTCTGGTTCAGCAGGTCCTATCCAAGGTTTTGATCCAATTCTGATCAGCCTTGTTCGTCGTGCTATGCCAAACCTGATGGCTTATGACATCTGTGGCGTTCAGCCCATGTCTGGTCCTACTGGTCTTATCTTCGCAATGCGTTCACAATATGCAGCTAACACTGCTAACCCTGCTGATCGTGATTCTTTCGAAGAAGCATTCTACAACGAAGCTGATACTGACTTCTCTGGTACTGGTGCTCACACTGGTGACTCACAAGCTGGAGCTTCAGGTACTGGTATGGCTACTGCTGATGCTGAGAAGCTTGGTGGAGCTGACGGTAACGCTTTCGGCGAGATGGCATTCACCATTGACAAAGTAACTGTTACTGCTAACACTCGTGCACTTAAAGCTGATTACTCGCTTGAACTTGCTCAAGACTTGAAAGCTGTACATGGTCTTGACGCTGAAGCTGAACTGAGCAACATTCTTGCTGCTGAGATTCTTGCTGAAATCAACCGTGAAGTCGTGCGTACTGTTAACCGTGTTGCTGTTCCTGGTTCACAAGATTCTACAACTGCTGTTGCTGGTACATTCAACCTTGACGTTGATGCTTCTGGTCGCTGGTCTGTTGAGAAGTTCAAGGGTCTTATGTTCCACATTGAACGTGAAGCTAACAAGGTTGCTAAAGACACTCGTCGTGGTAAGGCTAACATCATCATCTGTTCTTCTGACGTAGCTTCTGCTCTTCAGATGGCTGGTGTTCTTGATTACACGCCTGCTCTTAACAGCAACAACCTTGCTGTTGACGATACTGGTAACACTTTCGCTGGTGTTCTGAATGGTCGTTTCCGTGTATACATTGATCCATATGCTACTACTCAGTATATGAACATTGGCTACAAGGGTGCTGGTGCATTCGACGCTGGTATCTTCTACTGCCCATATGTACCTCTGCAAATGGTACGTGCGGTTGATCAAGATACCTTCCAGCCTAAGATTGGCTTCAAGACTCGCTACGGCATGGTTGCTAACCCATTCTCACAGGGTGCTACTAAGTCAGGTGATTGGGCAACTGGATCTGGCATCGATGCTAACTCCAACGTCTACTACCGTGCGAGCACTATTGCCAACTTGATGTAATAAAAAGATCCTTTATAAAGGACGTTTTATGGGGGGTCTTCGGACTCCCTTTTTTTTCATCAAAAAAACGGGAAGTAAATTTATGAGTATTACAATTAGAATTAAAAACATACTCATTGCTATTGATCAACTTCTTTGGACTGTATTTACATTAGGCGGTGGCTATCCAGATGAAACTATTAGTAGTGCTATGTGGAGATACCAGCAAAAAGGTTATAAGTCAGCTGCTATAGCAAGGGCAGTAATAGATAAGATATTCTTTTGGGACCCTGATCACTGCTATATGAGTTTTTTAGTAGAAGAAAATAGAGGACATTTGCCACCAAGATGATACATACCGTTATACTCTACTTGATAATCACAACTGCACCTAACATGTATACAACAAAGCAGTATACAAACTATGAAATCTTTAGTACAATTCCTATTAAGGAATGTAGTGCTTATATAAAGATAAATAAGATGACAAATGAAAAAAGCATGGTTCATTACTGTAAACCAGAAGTATTGTATTCTTATATGACAGGTCAAGGTGATTTTGAAATCACGGTAAACGGAGTATACAAACTATGAATAAAAATATGTTATCCCCGGTTGGCTTTAATTTTCATATTAGAAAGCTTCCTGAGTTAAATTTCTTTGTACAATCAGTTAGTATTCCAGGTGTCAATCTTGGGTATACTGAACAGCCAAACCCATTCAAGAAGCTTCCAGTCTATGGAGATCATTGGGAATATAATGGTGAGTTAATTGTTTCATTTAAAATCAATGAAGATTTAGGCAATTATATTTCTATCTATGAATGGTTACAAAGCATTGCATTTCCTGATACATTCGAGCAATTCAAAAAGATCGCTGAGACGGATAAAACTCTTATAGGTGAAGGTGTTGAATCTGATGGTCACATTAATATACTTTCGAGTGCTATGAATCCTATTATAAGGATAGATTTCGAAGATATGTTTCCTGTATCATTAACCGATATAACATTCGACACAAAAGATTCTACAATAGAATATGTAGAGGCACAAGTTGGATTTAAATTTAAAAAGTATACTTGGTCTTATCTGTAAACAATTGTACAGACGCTTATAAGTATAATATAATGAAGTTTTAATCGTGAAAATTGGCTATGACTTTAGAAGAAATATTTAGTGCTTGGCAAATAGATTGTGAGATTAATCCAGGTGAGTTAGGTAATGCTGCTCTTGAGCTTGCAAAACTCCACCAAAAATATTATAAAATCCTTTCGTTTGAGCGCATTAATCATAAGAAAATACAAGGCGAGCTCAAAAAACTCAGATTAGAAAAACAAGAATTTTATCTAGATGGACCTACTCCAGAGCAAGTTGAAAAGGGCTGGAAACTTCCTTCTAAAGGACGAATCTTAAAATCTGATGTGAACAACTATATTGATGCTGATAATGATATTATTAGAATGAATCTTAAAGTTGCATATCAAGGTGAAAAGGTTGAACTTCTTACAGATATTATTAAGACGATATCAAATCGTGGTTTTCATATTAAATCTGCAATAGATTGGGCACGCTTCCAAACAGGCGCGTAATATGGAAATTAAAATCAACAAAGTTGATGAAGTTTATAACCAAATTCAAATCGATGATAGAGGCGTCTTTAATCAACTCAGTGAACACTTTACATTCAAAGTACCTGGTGCAGAATTCATGCCTAGTTACCGAAATCGAATGTGGGATGGGAAAATACGTCTTTTAAATACTGCTACTGGATTTCTCTATTCTGGTCTCAATAAATATATAGAGCAATTCGCAGAAGAAAGAGGCTACCATGTCAGTTACACTTATGATAGTAGACCAATTGATTTTACAATTGAAGCAGCTAAAAAGTTTATTGATGAACAGCTCGTTAGTCTTCCTCCTAACTTCGACCAAAGAGAATATCAGATTGAGGCTTTTAAGGACGCTATATGTAATAGTCGTTCTCTATTCCTTTCTCCCACTGGTTCCGGTAAGTCATTTATTATTTATATGATTATGCGTTGGCATCTTAAGCCAACACTTCTCATTGTTCCTACAGTAACACTTGTACACCAGATATATTCTGATTTTGAAGATTACGGTTTTAAATCAGAAAAGTATTGTCATAAAATATATACTGGGCAATCTAAAGAAACCGATAAACCAATTGTTATTACCACATGGCAATCTGTCTATAAGTTAAAGAAAGAATGGTTTGATAAGTTTAGTGTGGTTATTGGTGATGAAGCCCATTTATTTAAAGCTAAATCATGTACTACGTTAATGACAAAACTTGTTAACACACCATACAGATATGGCTTCACAGGCTCCCTAGATGATTCTCAGACGCATCAATTGGTTCTTGAAGGTCTATTTGGGCCTGTTAATAAAGTGATCACCACGCGCGAACTACAGGATATGAACTATCTTGCAAAACTACAAATAAAAATTATAACGTTAAAATATTCCGAGTTAACACGAAAGAAAAATAGTAAAAATAAGTATCAAGAAGAGATGGATTTTCTTTGTTCTCATGAAATAAGAAATAAATTCATACGGGACTTGACGTTATCTTTGAATGGTAATACCCTTCTTTTGTTTCAATATGTTGAGAAGCATGGTAAAATATTGCATGAAAGTATTAAAAAAATGGTGAGCGAAGATAGGAAAGTTTATTTCGTGCATGGTAAGGTTAAAGGTGAAACACGTAATGAAATTAGAGCAATTGTTGAAAATGAAAGTGATGCCATTGTTATAGCTAGCTACGGCACTTTCTCTACTGGTATCAACATTAAGAACTTGCATAATATTATTTACGCATCACCTTTTAAAACAAAGATACGGAATCTTCAATCTATTGGCCGTGGACTAAGAACATCTAGCACAAAAGATAGTGCAACATTATATGACATTGCTGATGATTTAAGTTGGGGATCAAAAACAAATTACACACTAAATCATTTGATGGAACGTGTGAAGCAGTATGATCTTGAGCAACACGAATATACTGTAAGAAAAGTAGAAATAAAGGATGTGTAAATGATTGTACTCGTTGTTTTAAAAAATGAAACCAATGTGTTAGGTAAGCTAGAGATATCTTCGGATACGTCTATTGATATTTTAGATGCATTGCGACTAAAGGTTAAAACATATGATTCTGAATATGAGACTGAAGGAAAGGTTTCAACTGGTTTGGAGTTTACTAAGTACCAACCCTTAACGACTGGTGCTGATGCACTTTTTTACAATGAAGATATCCTACATATACATAAAGATTTACAACCAGAAATAATTGAGTATTATAAATCCTATGCAAACAAATATTTTAATCGAGATTATGATGTTGAAAACTTGTTTGCCAAAAAAACCAGTCAAAAGGAATTACACTGATGGCAAACTATATAGACAACAAAGAATTTTATCAACTGCTAGTCGATTATCGTAAATCATGTAATGAAGCACTTGACGGTGAAGTGCCAAGAATACCAGAAAAGATTGGTGAAGCTTTTTACCTTATAGCCACCCGTACTGCCAACCGTGGTAATTTTGTCGGTTATACTTACAAAGATGAAATGATCAACGATTCACTAGAAAACTGTATTGTTGCAGTTCATAGTTTTGATCCAGAAAAATCTAAAAACCCGTTTGGATATTTTACTCGAATTATTTGGTTTGCCTTTTTGCGGCGCATAGAAAAGGAGCAAAAGCAAACCTACGTCAAATATAAATCTCTCGAAGAACTTGTTATCGACGCTGACTTTTTTGAAGCTGAAAGTAGCAATGGATACAAAGACTTTAATATTCAAAATGAAAAAATGAAACCTATTATTGATAAATTTGAATCCAAGAAAAAAACAGACAACAACAAAAAAACACTTAAAGGCGTTGAGAGGTTTACTGAAGAATGAATATTCTCGGCGTGTATGGTGCGTGGGGTTGGAATCCTAGAAATGAAGACCATATTAAAAATGATATCGAACAACATCTGGTAGAATGGGTACATGATGCTGGAGCGAGCCTGTTTATAGATGGAGAACACATCTGTAGTATCCAAGAAGAAAGGCTTTCTCGCGTAAAATATGATGGATCAGAGCCGCAACAAAGTATTATGTATTGCCTTGAAGCAGGTAAACTAACTGTAGATATGATAGATATGGTTTGTGTTGCTACCCCAGGATCACCTCTTTTTAAAATATCAAGGTTTGAACATCAATTACAAAAACGGCTTGAGGGATTATTTCCAAAAGCAAAAATAGAATTTTATCCCCATCATAGTTGCCACGCAGCAGTGTCTATCTATACAAGCCCGTATGAAGAAGGTGCGTTTATTACAAATGATGGTTCAGGCGAGAGTATTCCGTCACACGTAGCCCGAGACGATGAAGGCAGATTTGTTTTTCCAACCTCTATTACAGAAAGAGGTGCGTTAGGATATTTTAATAAAAACAAATCTATGTTTAGAATATTCCACGATTTGCCACATACAAATTGTTTAGGCTCACATTGGGCAATAGGTTCAGAAAGCATTTTTTGCAGTATTATTGATATAGAGCATAATACAGGAAAACATTACCGTGGTGAAATGGATTCTATGCACGGAAAAATTATGGGACTTTGTGCATACGGTTCAGATTTAGGTAAAGACCCAGATTTTGAAAAAAAATATATTTACACCATAACAAATGAAGAGATTGGTTATAACGGCAGACCATACATTGGAGAGCATCACCCGCATTGGTCATCAGAAGAATGCACTACTCTGTCACATGCAGAAAAAGCATACGTTCTACAGCGTAACCACGAAGACGCACTTCAGAAAATGATGACCTTATATTATAAGGAAGGATACTTAGAAGATAACGTATGTTTTTCAGGTGGCATATTTTTAAATGTAAAAGCAAACACTTGGCTAAAACAGACGCCTATGATGAAAGGAGTACACATTCCGCCGTATACTACAGATACAGGATTACATTTAGGTGCTGCGTTTCTGGGTCTTGTTAGCCAAGGTTGTAAGCATCCTACTATGCCTGATAATATTGCATTATTAGGTAAGCATTATAATAGTAATGAAATAGAAGAGGCGATCAAAGAATTTAATAGATCAACAGAAAATAGTTTGTTTTATGAACATAGACCATTTGATATTGATAACATCGCAGCAGAATGTATTAACGATAATAAAATAGTAGGATGGTTTCAAGGTAGATCTGAGTTTGGTCCAAGAGCACTTGGTTCACGGTCTATTTTAATGAGCCCAAAATTAGCCGAAAATAAAGATATACTTAATCAAAGGGTGAAGCATAGAGAAGAGTGGAGGCCGTTTGCCGGTATTATTCTTGATGAGTATCTTACAGATTACTTTGAAGAAGATTTTGAATCTCCGTATATGCTTTATGCGTTTACAGTAAAAGAAGATAAAGTTTCTGAGATACCAGCAATCTCACATCTTGATCGTAGCTGCCGTATTCAAACAGTTAACGAAGAACAAAATCATACAGTAACAAAACTGCTTCG